TCTACAATGCCAGCGGTCGGTATTCTTGTTGATCAAATATTAGATAATGCAGAAGGAGATTGCGTTGCATTCGGAAGAGCTTCAGGCTTTTCTACTAGCGGTTTTTCTCAGGGAGATACACTATATGTAGGCACAAGTGGTGCGTTTACTACAACAAAACCAACAGGATCTAATTTAATACAAAGAATAGGTCAGGTAATTAAAGTAGACTCTTCAAACGGAAGCATTGAAGTTTTTGGTGCTGGAAGATCAAATGATGTTCCTAACCTATCTGTAGGTAAGATATGGGTTGGTACTACAGCCAATACAGCAGAATCTACTCTTGTAGAGATAGATGAAACAAATAATATTTTAACTGTAGGTGGGGCAATATATTATTCAAATGTATTCTCTCAAGAATCAGATTTACCATCAGCAACAACCTATCATGGTATGTTTGCCCATGTTCATGGAACTGGATATGCATACTATGCTCACGCAGGAGCTTGGGTTAAGTTGGCTAAACACAGTGAGCTAGTTGCTGCGGCAAATGATTCTACTATTACAATAACAGCTGGTACAGGATTATCGGGTGGTGGTACTTTTACTACTGACCAATCAACCAATAGCTCAGTTACAGTTAATCTTGCAGATACAGCGGTTACTCCAGCAACTTATGGAGATGCTAATAACACACCACAGATTACAATAGACCAACAAGGTCGTATTACTTCTGCTACAACTGTAACTACAGCTGGATCAGGAAGCGGTGGAGGTGGAGGTGCAGAACTTTCAATTGAAAGGGATGTAATAACTGCTACAGCTAATCAACAAGCATTTACAATATCATCTGATATAACAGCGTCAAGTAATACACAAGTGTATATTGATGGGGTATATCAAGCTAAAAGTAATTATACTACAAGCGGAGCTGTAATAACATTCTCAACAGGAGTTCCTGCTGGGGCAGAGGTTGAGGTTGTGCATTTTATATCCGTATTATCAAAAGTATATACAGATACATTTACTGGGGACGCTTCTACAGTCGATTTCACGGCTTCTAAGGACGTTACAGATGAAAACGTTACACAAGTATACATAGACGGAGTTTATCAGTCTAAAGACAATTATACGACTTCTGGAACAACTATCACTTTTTCCACCGCACCTCCAAGTGGTAGTGCAATAGAGGTCGTACATTTTACAGCAGCTGAATATTCAACATTGAATAGTAATCAGTTTACTGGGACAGGATCACAAACAGATTTCACTTTAACGCAAGGAGTTACAGCTGATAGCTCTTTTGTTTTTATTCAAGGAGTGTATCAAGAAAAGGATACATACTCTATAAGCGGAACAACGCTAAGCTTTACTACACCGCCTCTTAGCGGCTACAGTATTGAAGTTATTACAGTAGGCTCAGTATCTATATTTAATGATACACTATATTTAGACAACTTTAACGGAACAGGATCACAAGTTAATTATACGCTTTCAACAAGTCCTGCTAGTGAGAATGCTATTGATGTTTACATTAATGGATTATATCAGCAAAAAGATACATTTAGTCTATCTGGAAGCACATTAACATTTTCAACTGCTCCTCCAAATGGTTCAACTATAGAGGTTAAATCAACAGGAGGATTGAATAACGTAGCCGCTAACATTACAAGAAATTATAGTGTTGCGGTTATTTCATCTGATACAACTGCGGTTAGTGACACTCTTTATGTTTTAACAGCAAATTTAACACTTACGCTCCCAGCTTCCCCAAGTGATGGAAATAGTGTTAAAGTTTCAAATAGATCGGGAGTAGCAACTTGCGTTATAGCAAGAAACGGAGAAAACATAATGGGTAGCGCATCAGACTTAACAATAGACAAATTAAACTCTGGATTTGAGCTTATATACGCTGGCTCAGCACAAGGGTGGGTATTAATAGGCGTTCCAGGACAATAATAAGAATATGGCAAATTTATCAGATTTTTTACCAGCAGCAGGAGGAGGCGGAGGTGGAATACCAAAATATGAAGAGTTTACATCTTCAGGAACTTTTACTCCAAGTCAAGCTTTAATTGACGCTGGGGGTAGAATATCTTATATAATCGTAGGCGGTGGCGGAAGATCAGATTCAAACGCTTATGGAGGAAATGGTGGGTATGTTAAACTAGGATATCAAACATTAACATCAACATCTGGATGTGCTGTTACTATTGGAGCTGCTGCAACAGGTCAAAATACAGACGGAGGCAGTAGTTCAGTTGCTTTTTCAAGCGCTGGAGGCACAGATGAGACTGCAAGTGGTGGATATAGAAATTACAATGCTTCTTATGGGGCAAATTGGGCGGGACATACTAGTAACGGTAGTGCTGGCAATGGTATATTAAATTATGGAGTAGGGGGGGGTAGCGGTTCAGGATTAGGAAATCGAAGTTATAGTTCAACTAATAAAAATTATGGATGCGGGTCAAAATATGATTCTACTCCAGGTCCTGGTTTTGTAAGAATAACGTGGTTTGAATAGAAATATAATTATGGAAAATAAAGTAGCTATAATAGAAAACAATATAGTAACAAATATAATAATTGCAGATCAAGAATTTGTTGACAATTATAATGGTACTGCTATAATTTTAAATGATACTCCTGCTTCAATTGGATGGGAATATAATACAAGCACATCAACTTTTACAAAGAGTCAAAATGAAATCATTGAAGATGCAAGAATATGGAGGGATGCGGAAATTAAAGCTACAGACTTTATAGTTCCATTAACTGATTTTCCAAACCACACAGCTTGGATTACATACAGACAAACATTAAGAGACTGGACAACAACAGATAATTTCCCTGACACTAAACCAACAGCACCAGCTGAACTAAATTAATATGGCATTAACAAAACTCATAACAGATTTAATTGACGGTTCTTTAGGAACAGACTGGCAAGCTACTCCAAAAACAGCAAGCTTTACGGCTGTTGCTGGAGAGGGTTATTTTGTTAATACAACAAGTGCTGCAATTACAGTTACACTTCCAAGTAGTCCAACTGCTGGAGATGAGGTTTCTATAGTTGATTACGCTGGTACTGCTGCCTCAAATAATATTAATATAGTTTCCTCTAATAATATTAATGGAGCATCTAATGATGTAAAAATAAATTACGAAAGAGGCGGAGTGTCTATGGTTTATGTAGATGCTACTCAAGGGTGGATAGCTTATAATGCTGCTAATGAAACTGCTACTGCTTTAAACACAACTACAATAACAGTTGATTATTTAGTAGTTGCTGGTGGGGGATCTGGTGGTGGATATTATTATAGTGGTGGTGGTGGTGCTGGTGGTTTGCGCACATCTTATGACAGTACATCTGGAGGCGGAGCTTCCGCTGAAACAGCTTTAACACTATCAACTGATACACCTTACACAGTTTCAGTAGGACCTGGAGGCGCAGCTGTTAGCGCTCAATCAACTGCTGGTAATGATGGGGAAAATTCAACTTTTTCTACAATAACATCTACTGGAGGTGGTGGAGGGGGTTCTTATGAAGCATCTGATGGTAGTTCTGGAGGTTCTGGTGGAGGTGGTTCTTTTTATACTTCTGGAGGTACTTCAATAACACCACCAACACAAGGTTTTTCTGGAGGTAATGGAGGGACTGTAGGTAATTCCAATAATGGCTATGGTGCTGGAGGTGGTGGAGGTGCTGGCTCAACTGGTGGTAATGGAGGTTTTGGAACTGCTGGTAATGGTGGCGATGGATTAGAAGTTTCAATTACTGGCTCATCAGTTTATTACGCTGGAGGTGGCGGTGGTTCTACAGGCGCTTTTCATAACACAAGCACTGGTTTAGGTGGTTCTGGAATAGGTGGTGTTGGTGGCACTTATGATCCTCCTACAGGTAGAAATGCTACAGCTGGAGATGTAAATACTGGCTCTGGCGGAGGGGGGGGAACTCATATTGGATCTAATACTGGTACATCTGGAGCGGGAGGCTCTGGAGTAGTTATTATCCGCTATCCAAGTGCTTACAGTATATCTGAAACAACCTCTGGAGGAAATGTATTATCATTCACTACAGCTACAGTTGGCAGCGACAAAGTAACAACATTCACAGCTGGAGAAAACGGAACTATACAATTTAGTTAATATGGTAAAAATTAATAATAAATAAAGATAAATGTCAGGATACGTTTACAAATGGGTTAATAATTTAAATGGAAAGTGGTATTCTGGTAGTCATAAAGGAACTACTGATGATGGATATACTGGAAGTGGTATTTGTTTTAATAGAGCGGTAAATAAATATGGCATTGAAAATTTTACAAGACACATATTATATGAGGGTGATGATTATAGAATGATAGAAAAACTACATCTAGAAAGTCATAAAGCTAAAGAAGATAAAAATTCATATAATTTAAAAAATGATGCAATAGGAGGCAGAACTGGTGGTGAAATTAAAAGTGATGATTCAAGGAGAAGCCAAAGGAAAGTATCAGTAAATGGTAAAAT